CGAAGGGCGCGGCAACCTCACAGGAAAACAGGAAGCGGCTTCTGGCGCGGTCTGATCGGCAGCGGGCGTAACAGCTCCGGGGTAAAGGTCACGCCGGAGTCAGCCTTGGGCCTGCCGATCCTGCAAAACTGCGTCACGCTGCTGGCCGAGACTATGGGGCAATTGCCCTGCGAGATGTACAAACGCATGGACAAAGGCCAGCGCGAAGCGGCTATCAACCATCCAGCATATGACGTGCTTCGGTACCAACCGAACGGGTTTCAGACTCCGTATGAATTCATGGAGTGCATGCAGGGCGCCGCGGGCTTGCGGGGCAACGGTTACAGCTTCATCGATCGACGAGATGACGGCAACGTTGTGGCGCTCTGGCCGCTGTGCAACGACAAGGTGCAGGTGCTCAAGGGCGGTGACATGCTGCCGTACTACCGGATCGGAGGGGGTGAAGCGCTGCCGATGCGAATGGTCCATCACGTGCGGTGGTTCAGCACGAACCACTACGTGGGGCTGTCGCCAATTGAGGTGCACGCCGAATCCCTGGGGCTTGCCCAAGCCGTCAGGCAATACACGGGCAAGAGCTTCGCCAACGGCGTGACCGTCTCGGGCGTAATCGAGCGGCCGCGTGAAGCTCCCGCAATCAAGGATCAGGGCAGCATCGACAAAATCGTTGACCAGTGGGGCCAAAAGTTCGGCGGCATGGACAACGCCAAGAAGGTGGCCTTGCTACAAGAGGGTATGACCTTCAAGCCCGTCTCCATGAACAACGTCGATGCCGAGGTGCTGGGGATCCTCAAAAACCACCGGTACCGATATCGCCCGTATCTACAAGATCCCGTTGCCCATGGTCAATGACCTGGAGAAGTCCAATTACAACACCCTTGAGCAACTGATGATTCAGTTCGTGGTGTTCGCGTTGCTGCCCTGGGTCAAGCGTCACGAACAATCGATGATGCGCGACTTCCTGTTGCCCGCCGATCGGCGCAACTACTTCATCGAGTTCAACCTCTCCGGTTTGTTGCGTGGCGATCAAAAGAGCCGGTACGAAGCTTATGCCATCGGACGGCAGTGGGGTTGGCTCAGCGTCAACGACATACGGCGCCTGGAAAACATGCCGCCGGTACCTGGTGGCGAAATCTACCTGCAGCCACTGAACATGGTGGATGCAGGTAAGTCCGGCGCCGACCTGACCAATCCCGCTGTGCGCGCTCAACTTGAAATGCAGCACGCGGAAATAGAGAGGATTCTGGCGCAATGAAAACTACTTGAGAGCCTCCAGCTTGCTGTTCAACCAGCCGTTGTTGGTGATGCCTGATATGTTGGACCTGGGTCGTTCGCTGGGCCAACCAAGTGATGAGCTTGAATATCGTCAACATCGGTGCCCAGGGCGCTGCCGGCCTGTGGTCGGATGACGGTATGGACCGCATCGCCCAGCGGGAAGACGAGCGCCGCACTGCTATCGCCCGCACCGGCATCGAGGTGATTCCGGTCAGCGGTGTGTTGGTGAGTCGCGGAAGCCATATCGGCATGTGCGAAACGATGACTAGCTATGAACAGCTGCGCGGGCAGATCCGAAACGCAGTTGCTGACCCCATGGTCGAGCGGATCGTGCTGGACATCGACAGCCCTGGCGGTTCCGCCGTGGGGGCTTTTGAGCTGGCGGCCGATATCCACGCGATGGCCCAGCAGAAGCCCATCACCGGAATCGTCAACTTCATGGCCTACAGTGGCGGCTACCTGCTCGGCTCGGCCTGTAGTGAGCTGGTGGTGAGCCAAACCAGTGGCGTCGGCTCCATCGGCGTCATCGCCAGTCACATGGACCGGTCCAAGATGGAGGAGGGCATGGGCGTTAAGGTGACCACGGTGTTTGCCGGTGCCCACAAAAACGACCTCAGCCCTCACGAACCCTTGAGCGATCAGTCGCTTAAGTACCTCAACGATGTGGTGCAAGAGAGCTATCAGCTCTTCGTCAACGCGGTTGCGGAGTACCGGGGGTTGTCTGTACAGCAGGTCATGGCGACGGAGGCGGGGTTGTATCGCGGACAGGCGGGCATCAGTGCCGGCCTGGCTGATCGCATGCAGAGCCCGCAACAGGCTGTTGATGACCTTTCCCACTCAGTTGCGTTGAGCCGGGCGAATCGCCAGGGCGGCCGCATCGCGGTCCGTGCCGCTGCACTGAATCTTCAAACACTGAGCTGACCGCGTTCGCGGCACTCGTCGAAGCCCGCCATGTGCGGGTTTTTTTATGCCCAGGAGGCACCATGTCCCTTGTACTTCAAATGCGTAGCGAACGCGCCCAGCTGGTGANCCAGGTCCAGGCACTTGCCCAGATCGAGGCCGGCGGCGCTAGCCTCACCGTCGAGCAGCTCGCGCAGTTTGCGCAGCTGGAAACTCAGATCAACGACATGACCGCAAAGATCACTCGCGCCGAGAGCGCCGAGCGAATCGCGGCAGCGGCTGCGGTACCTGTCGAGGAAAGCGCGCAGGGTAACAAAGGCTCTCCCACCCATATCAGTACTCATAGCGAACCAACTAAGCCGGGTGTCGCGATGGCGCAAATGGTGCGGTTGATGGTCCAGGCCGGCGGCAATCAGCAGGTCGCTGCTGAAATGGCCAAGACGGGCGGTTACGGCGTCGATGTGCACATGGCACTTTCTACTGTTACCCCAGGTTCCGGCGGTGTGCTGGTACCAGAGAATTTCAGTACCAGTGTCATTGAATCGCTGCGACCAAAGTCCGTGGTGCGTAAGATGGGCGCAATCAGCCTGCCGTTGAACAACGGCAACCTGACCATGCCTCGCGTGCTGGGCAATACTCAGGTGACTTACCTGGGTACCGAGGAAGACATTGCGATCACCGATATGCAATTCGGTGACCTCAAGCTTTCCGCCAAGAAGGCCGCTGCGATCGTGCCAATCTCCAATGACCTGTTGGCGTATGCGGGCGTCAATCCGCGCATCGACTCACAGGTCAGCAGTGACTTGGCAGTCAGCATGGGTTTGTCGGAAGACCTTCACTTCATCCGCGGTGCTGGTACTGGATCGCTCCCGAAAGGCCTGCGCTACTGGGCCCTGCCTGGCAACGTGATGGGTGCGCCTGCTGGTGCAACGCTCGCCATTGTTGACCTGTACCTGGGCGGTATGATGCTGCGCCTGGAAGGTGCCAACGTGGACCTAGCCGGTTGCGGCTGGATCATGGCGCCGCGCACCATTCGCTGGCTGCAGTCGTTGCGCGACGGCAACGGGAACAAGGCCTATCCGGAAATCGACGGCGGCATGTTGAAGGGCTATCCGGTGGCACTGACCACTCAAGTACCGGTCAACCTGGGCGTCGGCGGTAACGAGTCCGAAATTTACTTCGTGAACTTCGCTGATTGCTACATCGGTGAGGACACCACGTTGGCGATTGCGATCAGTACTGAAGCCTCCTACAAAGACGGCGCCGGCAACACGGTGAGCGCGTTCCAGCGCGATCAGACATTGATCCGGGTGATCAGCAAGCACGACTTCGGCCCGCGTCATGTCGAGTCTATTTCCGTGGGCACCGCCATCACCTGGGGCGCCGGGATGTAATCCCCAGACCCCGCTCACCCGCGGGGTCAATCATTCAAGCGAGTAGCAAAATGAGCGATAAGAAAATCGTCACCTTCAAGAAGGAATGGCGCGGTTACGCCGTTGGGGAGATTGCTGGCTTCGATGTTGAGGCCGCAGACGCGCTGATCGAGGCCGGTCGTGCGAAACCGTATGTCGACAAGTCTGCGCCCGAAAAACCAGGTAAAGCCGGCGCCGCAAAAAAACCGAGCGCGGCGAGGCCTCCCGTGGCTGAAAGCGACCTGCCGCCAGAACAACCAGAGCAGCCGGAGCAGTCGGAGCGACCGGAAGATCTGGAGTCGCCAGAACTCGATGAGAAGCCATAGGTCATGGCTCGCCGTATCGAGTACTTCGGTGATCCGGTCCTGACCCTTGCGCAGGTCGCCTTCCAGTGCCGAGTTGAACCGGAGGACATGGAGCCGGAGTTGATCGAACAGATCATCATTCCCGGCGTCACCACTCAGTGCGAATCGAAAACCGGCGCCTCAATTCGCGGTGCCGTTTACGAAGAGGAATGGCCAACTGGCTTTGCCTCGGGGCACGCGCTGGACATTGGCCAGGCCACAGAGGTCGTATCGGTAGATGTCCGGCAGCCTGATGGTTCATGGGTGGCACACACGGGCTCGATTGAGTTGCGTCAAGGTCAACGCGAAAGTTTCCTTTCGTTCCCGTCGGCTCGGCCCTCTGGGTCGTTACGCATTCGCTACAAGGCTGGTGTCGATCTGGATCTGCACCCTGGCGTCCGCAACTGGTTGCTGATGGCGGCGGCAACAATCTACCGTCATCCGGAGATGTTTTTGGTGGGACAGACTTTGGCGGAGCTGCCATCTGCATTTCTCGATCACTTGATAGCTGAGATCACCGTACCGCCGAGGTTCTGATTATGGCCATGCGCGAACCCAGTGCTGGAGAGTTGAGCCGGCGTATCACCCTGAGGTTGAGGGCAGATATTCCAGCGCCGGATCAAGGGCTTGACTCGTTGTTCACCGATCAGAAAAAACGGTGGGCAAAGATCGAGCCTGTCGGTACCGCTGTTTACGCGAACGGTGTTCAGACCGATGTGAAGATTACCCATCGGGTGACCTTCTATTACCTGAAGGGGATGAGCGAGTCCCATGAAGTTGTTCATGGTGACACGGTCTATCGGGTTCTCAGGGTCGCGGACATGAACGGCAATCGTCGATTCACGCTGCTCGAAGTTGAAGAACTGGGTCCGCAACAGGTTGGGGGAGGGATCTATGTCTAACTCAGCTTCGATTGATGGTTACTTGCACGTCGAAGGCTTCGACAAGTTCGAGCGCGATGCCTTCGACAAACGGAAGATTCGCGCTGGGATGCGCAAGGTCGGCCTGCTGATCACACAAAAAGCCCAGATGAATCTCGCGCTTGGCGGTGGCCAGGATGGCTACCCGGTCACCCGTACCGGTGCCACGGTGGAGTCGATCAGTTTCAAGGTATCCCGCTCTGGCTTTCTCGTTCGCATCTCTCCCACCAAAACCACGGCCATGGAAGATTTCTATCCGGCTTACCTGCACTACGGGGTAAAGCGAGGAAAGAAACTCGGAAAGCTGGCGCCCGGGGATGGGGCAAGGGTAAATCGAACCGTCGAGCCAAAGGGGCTCGCGCCGCCGCGTTGGCCGAGCGGGCTTCCGGTGAATGGCGGATCAAGCCGCGTGACAACTACATGGCCGATGCCTTGCAGGACTCGGCTTCACAAGTTCAATCGATCCTCTCTGCTGCGTTCGCGGCTGCCTTGGGCTGATCGCTGATCCTTCTGGACACCCTTATGAAATTGAATCCGATTGTCGCTCACCTTAAAGCGACATGCCCCGTCTTCGGCGGGCGAGTCACCGGTGGTATCGATTGGGATGCCGTTGTGGAAAGCGCAAAGCTTGCTCTTCCTGCGGCGTACGTCATTGCTTCGGCGGATGCCGGCGGCCCGAACAAAGTGCAAAACGCAGTCATTCAAGACATCACCGATCAGTTCGCTGTAGTGATCGTTCTCGATGCTGGCGATGAGCGCGGTCAGGAGGCCAACGATTTGTTGCACGACCTGCGCGCCGAACTTTGGCGATCTCTTATTGGGTGGTGCCCGGCGGCAGAGTACGAGCCGATCGAATACGGCAAAGGCGCATTGCTCCACACCAGCAGGGCGCGCGTGGTCGTACCAGTTCCTATTCACTGCCGAGTTCCAGCTTGGGCGGAGCAGGCAAGGCGATCCCGCTGAAACCTGGCACGAACTCGAACTCGACGGTTTGTCGCCGTTCACCGGCGTGAACTTCAACATGGACTGCATTGATCCGGCAGACCCGAACCTGCAACGACCTGGCCCGGATGGGCGCGTTGAAGCGAAATTCTCAGGAGACGTAACACCATGACCAAACGCATCACTGTGGTGCCGGCCTCTGGCCGCTCTGTGCCCGATCCGGAGACTGGCGACTTGTTGCCTGTTGAAGGCCGGGAAGTCCCAGATAACGCATGGTGGCGCCGCCGCCAGGCGGATGGGGACGTAACCCTCAAGGCTGATAAAGCCCAATCCACCAAGGGCGTCACCACGCCGAAACCCGAGGAAGCGCAATAATGGCTATCGGATTTAGCAACATTCCCGCCGATATCCGTGTGCCGCTGTTCTATGCGGAGATGGATAATTCGGCGGCCAACAGTGCATCGTCGACGATGCGCCGGCTGATCGTCGCCCAGGTCAACGGTGACGCCACCAGCGAAAGCATTGGCCAATTGGTGCTGGTGTCGAGTCTGGGGCTGGCCAAAGACATCGGCGG